TTCTTCTACGCTCCAACCCAGTGGTTCAATAACTGAGTCAAGTGCATCAAGGAAAGTCTTTTCGAATTGTTTGTCATAGTCAATGAATTGATGAAGACCAAATTCCTTTGGAAGTTCTTGCGAGAATGCAACAACGTCTTCATTGAAGGGGTTGGGTTTCTTAACATACACGAAACGAATCTTATCGCCATCACGAATCAACTGGTGTTTCTTTTCAAGACCTTTACGTTTGACATAGTGATTGAACAACAATGCACCTCGAACATGTATCGGAGTACCCTTTGTATATATTGGAGAACCAGCATACTGTTTCATACCATTCACACCACGAGGAAACGCAATCTCTTCAACAGGAAGATTGTTGAATTCTTTTCGGAACTCAATTATATATTCCTGTAGAACCTTCTGATCTCCTTTGAGGATAACCTCAATCGAATCACGCAACTTGCTACGAATAACCGCAGGTGTAGAAGACTTGACCATTTCCAAACCCATAACCTTGATCTTAGGTTTTGCATATTGAACACCCTCTGAGTTATGCACATTAAGAATGTATCGTTTCTTGGCAGTCCAGATACCTTTGTCCGCCAGAACCTCACGTTTCATTTGCATCTTCTGAGCAAAAGCACTCATGTAATCAGCAAGTTCCTGATAGCCTTTATCAATGAATGGTTGGAAAACATCTTCACAAATCTTGTCCATGAATTTAATTTTCTGATCATCAGTCTTACCAGCGCAAGCAGACTCAACAAGATCTTCAAGAGAAAGATAGATTGAATCCGTATCAATGGCAATCACAAAATCTTTGCCATCGGTCTTGAGAGTTTTGTTCATGAAGGCATTTAACTTGTTGGCCATCCAACGAATGGACAGCTGACCTGACGTAGTAATACCCTCAGCCATACGTAGATCGAAGTAGCGGAAGTACTGATTACCCATGGCACCATAAGCTGAGTTCAACGCAATCTTCATGGCCATCTGCAGATTGTTTAGACGAGAGATCTCCTTGAGCAGTTGCGTCTTGGATTTATCGTTCTGGTATTCCTGTTCGACTTTCAACATCTGCTTCTTGAATTTGCTTCGGTCAATGTACATCTTTTCCATCAACTCAGGCATGAACCCTTTGACGTCTTTGCGATAACACCAACCATTTGCAGTCAATGAAAGACTTCTGCGTTGCGCATAAGAAGTATCAACTTCTTGATTGAGTAACTTCTCAACAGTGCAAGGGATTTTATCATGCGTCAATGTTTCGGGACTGATGTTATACTGCATGATCAAGTGAGGATACAGCGAGTTCAAGTCAAACGAGGCAACCCACTTATGCAATCCAAGAATAGGATCTTTAACATACGCACCTTCAAACTGAGCATCTTTACCAGAACCAGTCTTTGCTGGAATGGCAACCATCTTTTTACGTAGATGATTGTAGATGATGGCGTCCCACATACGAACCTGAGAGAATACATCTTCATAGTTGATCTTGGCATTATACGCCATGGTCAAGCATAGTTCAATCAAACGCATCTTGTCATCAAGACGATACACAAGTTCAGTATCTCGAATGTTATACTCAACAAAGATCTGCCAGAAGTTTGTGTAGGAATCTTTGAAGTCCTCTCCAGGCAACTCAAGTTTACCTTCACCAAGTTCTTCTTGACAGATATAGTCCAGACGATATGACTCTTGCTTTTGGTATGTAAACTTCTTGTACAGAGCAAGGTAATCTAGGTGCGCAATGCCTTGAATGTCGTAGTGAATTTCTTCGTTACCTTTGATAAAGGTCTTACGTTCATTCAGGTATCCCCATGGAGAAAGTTTCTTGGACATGGACTCACCAAGTTCTCGATCGATACGACGAACAAGATATGGAATGTCAAAGAACTCAGTGTTCCATCCAGTGATGACATCTGGATAGTTGTCCTGCCACCAGATGATGAATTCTTTTAGTAGTTGTTGTTCATCACGGCAGGTTTTATAAACAACATCGTCACGATCATGAACGAATGGCTTGGTACCGAAAACCGTAATCTGTTTTGTCTTGCTGTCTTTGATTGAGATTAACAGAACCTCTTCATTGGCAAGTTTGATATCTGGAAAACCATTTTCTGTTTTGGTTTCAATGTCCAGTGAAAACACACGAATGTTATCCATGTCAAAGCGAATGTCACTTTCATAAGTGTCGCTGATGTATTGACAAACGTAGTTCGTGTTTCCGTAAACGTCAAACCCTTGCACATCTTCGTAGCGTTTGACGAAGTCTCGGGTTTCCTTTATCGTTCCTGTCTTGATCTCATCGACAATAGTTCCATCAAGAGTTGACCATTGACTGGTTTCTTTCTTGGATGGAACATAGAGTGTTGGGAAGAAGTCAACTTTACGAGCAAAAGGTTTTCCATTCTCAATACCTCTGACGCACATTCTGTCGCCAAGGGGAAACACATTTGTATAAAATTGCATTAAGTTTGTTTTCCGTACATTAGTTGCATTGCGTCAAGTGCGCAATCGTGGACTGGATGATGTTTGATTACAGCTGCACGATTAAACAATGGGTGGTCAACTTCAACATATCCATTGGTAGTTCCGTAAAGAATATCAACTGCTGTTCGCACATCCCTCCACATATTATACCCAGTAATAGGTTGCAGGTCAAGTTTCTTTGCCAGACTATCTATTACCATTTGATCAAGTGAACCTCTTGCCCACATTGTTTGTTTCTGAGCATTTGGGATCTTGTTCATGTAAGCATGCAGTGTAGCAATTGCATGTTCAGCAATAACATCAGTTGAGTCTGGATCGAATGATACTTTCTTAACATACTCATGTTGGTTTGCCCACCATTCTATAGTACCAATGTCAACAGTTCTTCCCAAACGAACACCTTGATCTTTGGCTTTGATCTTTACAAAGCATGCGTTGTCAAGTAGATCCTGATACGTTGGTCGTTTCTCTGGGTCAAAATGAATTAACGCTGCCGATAAAATGACAGCGTTAGATTCAACACCCAATGTCTCCACATCGAACATGAACATTAATAGTCCCTCTTATATCCAACCTCAGTAACAAAGGTATGCATCTTCTGTTCATCAGACCATGAAGAACAGTACTCATTTTCTTTGTCACACAGGGTAATGATTTCTTCCCTTGCAATTTCACGAGTGCTAAGAATAGACTCACCAATCCAAAGTTGAGAAAACTCTCGCATCTCTTCAGAGGTAACTGTGTCAGCTGCCCATGTTTCAGCACTGCAAGGATACTCACGTTCGTTATGATCATCGGGTACTTCGATAACATAACGCATGCGGTATTGGGAAATAGTATCAACCAAAACAAATTTACTCATCTTCATTACCTTTCATTGCCAGTGCTTTGTTTAAAGATTTCTGCGCATGACGCAGTCCGAATTCCATCTCATATCTTTGTTGTTTCAATAAAGAAATCTCACGAGATTGTTGTGTAGTATGTTCATACAAATCTACAGTATCTTTCTTGAGTTTCTCAACCCAAGTAGTTACTTTATGTATAGTAACCCAAGTGCCATCAGCAAGTTTGGTATGACCATCACGAATGCGTAGTTCATCAGTCCACCTACTACCTTCCTTTTCTTCTTTCCAAGAAGGAATAGGTTCAAACAAAAACAATTCTTGTTGTTCTAATTTCCGTAGGAGAACATCAAAGTTTTCTTCAACCGTATCTTTACCATAAAACATTATTCATCTCCCTCATCGACTTCATCATTACGACCATCCATATCTGCATGGATATCACAAAGAGTACGATGCCAGCCCATGCTGTATCGTTTTCCTGGAGCACCACACTCTTCACAAGTACGATAACTCATACTCTCCGCAAACGAAATAAAGTTATAGTGTTTGTCAGTTGCAGCCTGAACATAAAATCTCAACCCACCAAACTTTTCTTTTACTTGAGAAGCAACTGGAACTTTACTTGCTTCTTCTTCCATGATCTGTTTACGGAGATCGATCTCACCCTGTGTGATAATATCACCAGAGCCACCATACATCTTCTCACCAACTTTATCTTTGATGAATTCATAGCGACTCTTTGCTGCATAGTATTCACTACACAAGTTACCACAAAGAACATCGATGATATTATACCATCCATCACCAGTAGAAATACCCCAACACATGGCTGTGGTTCGCATATCCGCATTGCGATCCTTGAAGATCAGCGGATACTTTGCACATAGTGCTTCATCAAGTTCAGTTCTCATGACCAAGTCCTATGTGCTTCAGCAATATGTTCCATGCCGTCGTATTCTTCAACGATGTAGTCAACATCATCTGGAATTTCTACAACTGCTAATTCAGCATGAGAACCCCATGATTGTTGACCTAACTCTTCAACTGCTTGAACCAATGCTGGGTCATGTCGTTCGATCTCTCGTGGATAAACAGTTTGAGTAGATTGAGTTTCATTGTATGCACGACGATCTTCTATTGACATCGCATAGAAGGCAGCACCTTCTTTAGATTCAATACGATCTTCTGGCTTAACTATCCAGTAAGTCCAGAATCCCCAATGGTCTTTGCCTTGCTCTGGATATACAGTGATACCTTTGATCTCAAAGTATCGCATAACTGCTTCATGGCTCAAACCAAATCCACCAAAACAACGATTGATTACTACTTTCATTTTATATCCTTTGAATTATCTGCAACATCTTTATCATCACGAATCTCAACAAAGATTGGAAGGAACAAAGACTCATCTCCCAATTTATTC